AGCATATTCCTTCAACTCGGCATTCTCCATCTTCAATTCATGATTCCTTTTACCCAACTCCAAGTCCTCTTCATCCTTTGCAAAACACAAGGAAGGAGCAACTTTCAGGTACTCATTATATATCATCTCCTCCAAATCATCACTATCAACATAACTCCTATCATGATCCATCAATGGACGATGCCCCTCCAAGAATGCACTAGCTCTTAAATCAACCCTTTTCCTTGCAAGGGTTGTGATGAAAAACTTACGCAACCCATGAGCATGAAAAATGGGAATCTGGGAAACCTTAATCCTAAAGGTCTCCTCACTAATTTCCCCCTTGTCTAATTCCTGCTTTAGCAACCTTTTTTTATACTTTAATAATTCCTGGTTTCTGCGATTAAACAAGGTGGTAATTGTACTGTGATTTAATTTACCCTTGAATGATTTATTTCTGGAAGAGAACAATGCATCCCCTTTTTCAAGTTTAAGATTTGTACCATTCTTCTCGTTTAGTTTTTCTATACTTTCCATCCGGCGATGCAAACTTTTTAAAAGCAGATCTGATGATTCTGGAGTATTGTAAACCTTGCATTGCACCTGGTGTTTCCTTGTCTTCTGGGGGATCAATTGCCAATAACCCATCATCCCTTCAGGAGCTTTTTCAAGGAACGCATCCACCTCAGTACAGTTATGGCAAGGGAAGGTCGCTTTCATAAATGAATCAATTGTTAAGTTCATTGCATCTCCAATCCTTAATCCGGTGCAGGATAAGAAGCTTATAAGAGCTTGGTGGTGCAAAGGACTTATGCTTATAACAAACTTGATGTCATCTTTAGAGAGAACATACCAATCTTTAGGGTCCTTTTCCAACTCAACCATCTTTGGCAACTTTATATTTAAAGCATTTAACACAGCTCTTATCCTAGTGATGTGAGCATAAACGCTATGATTGGAGTTCCCTTTGTTTTGCAAATAAACCACTGTGGAATACAAGTAATTATCAATCCTTGAGAATTCAGGGTTATATTCATGAATCCTGCCGTCTTGATCCATAAAAGGGTACTGTTCTTCAATTACCTCCTGCACGATATCATCTAATCTTTTGTTGTTGGCATTGCAGAATTGAATCAATGAAAATATATAGTTACCCATTGTCCTTTCAGAAATGTTTTTCTTTTTAGCATATTTCCTGAAGGAAGGGTCATCTAAAATATCTTGATGTTTCATATACATAATTTACTCCTTTAATAAACTTTTTATTATTGAAAGAGAGCATTTGAAAACTAAAGAAAAAGTAGTTAAAAAATTATAAAACTTACACTAGTGAGTATTTTTATAGATATAAACATATCCCTAGAACAAATATTATATCAAAAATCCCAATCAATAATCCATTAAAAAAATATGATTAGATATATATTCAACACCCTTAATAAAACTTACTCCAAAGAAAAACCAGACAATCCTAAATAAAAAAATGGGGAAAGACCACAATTTGATCCCTCCCCATAAATTACCAACTATATTAAAAGGTTTGCTATGATATCACTTTAGGTGTGTTTTACCCACCAGTATCTGATGAGTAAATATCTGCGTGGAGGAGTTGCACCTCCATAAAATCCTTAATCGCAGATTCTTATTTTTTTATTGAACAAAACCATCATCTTCAGATTCTGGATCATGAAGGTCTAGCTCATTTCGTTTCTTATTAATCTCCAACTGCTCTCTCAATATTTCATCTGTCAACCCCTCCTCTTCAAACATCTCATTCAATCTTCTCTGCCGGTTCTTCAAATTAATCCTCTTTAAAAAATTATCACATTTCAAAAATAATCATCCCTTTGTAATCAACATCACACTCTTCTGGGTAACACCATCAATGTACTTCTTTTCAATAGCAAAGGAGCGTGTTTCCACATAACCACAGAAACAAGCACCACATTTATTGCCAAGACTATTTAAAATTTTTAACTGCTTCTTATCAACATCCACTTCATCAATAACCTCATAATGCCCATATTTCATCCTATATTTCAAATGGATAATTGCATCAACATTAGATTTGCAGATCTGTTTAGCTAGTTTTTCAAAACCCAAGTCAGAAAGGTAGTACCATTTGCAGGACAACTTAACCCCAGTGTCTTTGGAAACCTTGGCAAGAGCTGTCTCCAACCCTTTATGATCCGTACCCTTGGTGGTAGTACCTGCATATTTAGCTAATTGGTCCTGGGTATACTTGGTGATTCCAAACTTGAACAGTACCTTTTGCAATGCAGAAACTCCACAGTAATAGTTGGTGTTCTGCCCCATCTGGTTGCATCCTTGCTTTGTAGGGTGGGGTTTTGATCTGTAAGGGTTGGTACAATTGCCAGTGTTTTTATTGGGTGATATATATTTGTTGCCTTCATTCTTTGAAGATGATGTGGGGGTTTTACCATTTTGAACATCTGCTTTATTAAAATTGCAATAGTTGGGAAACTTTTTATTAGATTGAAAGAAGCATACTATTTTTACTACACAGTATAAAAATAATTCAAAACTCACCTTGGTCTGTGATTTCTGGGTAGTTATGAAACGTGGAACACGATGATATTTCCTACAAAACTTAACAAAATTCCCAACCATCACAAGGTAATCATCCTTCATCACCTTTTCATTAATGGTATCCTGGAGCTTCTTTGATGGATCATAAACCCTGACATTGGCAAGGGGGTAAGTTTCCCCCTTGAATTTATCATTTATCATCAAGCTCATCAAGTAAGCAATACTGTACCCACTGATAATATTGCCTTGAATGTTGCAGGTGGTTGGAGGTCTTTTCTTTTGATCCATAAACTTTTTAATCTCCCCTGCTTCCTTGATAACATCTCTCTTTTTAAAATCCATAAATTCCTCCATCTAATATGTCCACATCGCATAAATGTTTATGTTTTTAGATCCGGTTGTAGATGAAGCCACACTTAAAGAACCATCGGTTATGACACCTGCGACAATAACCTGATTGAAACTTGCACAGATTATATTCACCAGTGGTCTGTAATCTTGGGGAATCAAACCATTATGCAAGGTAATGCTTGATGTGTTAGTGAAATTGTAATTTGTTCTGTAATACTTGAATTCACAGATTCTTAATGCTTCATTCACATAAAGGTTACAATAACTTGCCACAGTGCTTGGGAGGGTTACTTCTCTCCATCCTTGAACGTTGATTTGATTAAGGGTATTGTTCGCAGTAAATGTGATTATACCCCAACTTATACAAGAGTAAGTCAATGTGAATTGTCCACTTGCATCAGTAGTCCCCTCAACAGTAGCTCCTGCAGTAATGGATTCCCCATTCAAAGCAGTAAAATTCCCTGCACTTGCAGTAACAGTCACAACCTCACCAACAACCGGACGCTCATAAACATCCAATAAAGTTAATGTTACAGAAACATCAGAATCAATACTTGGGTTATAATTATCACAAGTAAGTTTAGTAACATAATAATTTGTACCTACAACATTCTCGGCATCAACATAATAATCTACCATAATCAATCAATCCTTATATGTAAAGCTTTTTTAACTTCATCAAATTCAAAAACGCTAACATCAGAAGAATCTGATGAAAGTACTAATCTTTTATTCACATCATCAAAACTAAAACCAGTTATAAACCCCTCATCAGAAAGAACATACAACCTTTTATTTACATCATCAAATCCAAATCCAAAACCATACAAACTATAATTCATATTATAAACAGTCATAGCAACATTATTAATTATGCTTGTACTTTCAATAATACTACTCCTATACCCCTCGAAGTCCTCGGCACTCTTAGGATTCACAATATTCCCATAACACCTAACATTTCCAGGAGCCACAATAATCTTCTCAACCATACCTCACCTCACGCTTCTCAAGTTTCATCTTACGCATCTTCACTGAACAAACCACCGGCAACTCATCAGACATCTCACAACCATACTTGCAATCTGGATTATGAAAAACACAATCCCTACAACAATCATCCATAAATGAACCCTCCATTAGAAAGGATTACTGTTTGGTCCATTATAAGAATGAACCCCCACAATAGGACCATACCCCTTTAGGTGGTTTCCCCATGGGGAACGCCCACTTTCTATCTTAACACAAGGATCAACGTACCTATATTTCCCAGTTGCCCTTGTAGTAATCTTTGCAAATATATGTCCAATATTCCGGTTGCTATTATGACAATGCACATATTCTAATTTTAAAGTTTCACTGCAACCTACTGCATCCATCATTGTGAGCATCAATCTTGTGGAATCACAACAATTAGCTTTTCTTTTAGATAAGCAACCTCCAGGTCTCCTTCTAAAGTTTGCATAATTATCATACTTAAATTTCTTTCTAGTACCACACCATTTAGCAATCTTCTTAGCTGCATCCAAACCAGTACTATTACCCACAATTGCCAAAGCTTGATTCCTTACTTTTGCAGGAATTGTATAGGAAGAACCCCTATTTTTAGTATTTTCATTGTTCCGTGCAGTATTGCTAATCTTAACCTTATCATAAAACATCTTACCCCTCTTCAAGGTATAAGCATCGGTCTTGCTTGACTTGACACTTTTCTTATGTACCTTAAGGTCTTTATGAGAAGGATTGTGGTTGTTTCCAAATATTGAGAAATCGGCATCACATTTCTTACAAAATATATGCCCTTCTGCAGACCCTGCTTCTCTTTTACCGGTTGCAGGGAATTTCCCCCAGTTACCTCTTTCGTTACCTGCCCAGAAAATCCCCCAGTACAATTCTTTTGATCCACACATTGGACATTTACGAACAAATACTGTCTTATAAAAGGAGTAACCATACTTTGCAAGTTCCCCTGAAGCACTAGCTCTTCCAATTGCCATAATAAACTTATTGTCAGGGGACACCCCATATTTAGAATAATATCTTGCTTTAGTCTTTGCAGATTTCTTATTCTTTGCAGTGGTCTTTGATTTAGTAAGATCTGAAGGTTTTACTTTGCTAGTGTCCACATTATAAACTTCTTTTGTACCTCCAACACTTATATTTACAGTAATCGCAGTTTCAAGGTACTCCTCATCACCTCCAAATATAATGTCCATTTCATAATTTCCTGGATCAAAACCCATGGTGATTGTGGCGTACCCATTGGAATCAGTACGCTTGGTATAAGTAGTGGTTGTTAATGAAGCATTATCATTTTCTACTTTATAAAGTACAAATGTGAGTAGTTTATTTGCAGGGTACTGTACACTATAATCATCTTGCTCATCGTAATCTGAATTAACAAGACGCACTGTAAGATCTTTAGTCATTGGGTACTTAAAACTAGAATTCCCTGCTTCGATGTAGGTTTCGTTTGGAATATTCTTAATCACATTATTTGAATAATTACTTAATTCAATCGTGTTCTTTGCTACATCATGCCCCTCTTTACTGGTTTTAATTACCCTTGCAGTAACAAGCTCATTATAATCTGGGAGCTTAACATAAACTTTATCATATAAATTGTATTGATTGAAAAGACCATCTCGAAGGTTGGCAACATCAACTTCAATATTGAATTCTGGGTACATCTTGTTTTTTAGTTTCATAGCAACATCATTATATATTGCAAACACATCCTCATCGGAGGTTTCCACAGTACCTATTTTAGGTCTTAAAATACTCCTTTCATCTCTTATATCCGGTCTAGCGTGGATTTCCACATACTCAGTTGATCCAGTATCATCAACTGTCACATAAAGGTCTCCGGCAGATTTTGAAAAAGGAGCTCTCCAATAAGCAGTACCTCTCCAAAATTCAAATGTGGAATTTGCAGGAGTACTTGCATCAATATTGTCGGTAGGTTTGTAAGGTCTGAACCAGTAATTGCTAGAACGATTGCTTGTGCCTAATGATGCTTTAGCAGATTCCAAACTACTAGCTTGTATTGTAACTTTTTGTACAATCATAGGGATTGTTTCCCCTTTGGCAATCTCCAAATCCCTCCAAGCATTTATAATCTTATTCATATCTGTCCTAGAAATACTATTTGATCCCCCTCCTTCATCAAGACTTAATAAAGGGGAAATTGCAGTGAAGGTGTCAGACTCATCTGTTTCAAATGTTACATTTTCAAGATTGAATCCAAAATCAAGAATCTCTTCATGCACAGTACCTATTTCACGATTTATACAAGTGGCATAAATTGTACGCTCGGTTTCTGTGTTAAATATAGTAAAATAAGAATCATCTGGAATTGTACATTCCCCTAAAGTTTCAGGAGGGTTTTCATCTGCAACTGCAACAAAACCCTGACCTGGTGTTGATCCTATATTCTCACTGCTCGGCACTACAAAAGATTTGTTGTTGCAGATTAATCCGACAACATTTTTAACACAACTTAATTGGATAACTACATTGTTTTCTGAACCATCGAACCCAATATCTGCACTGCCCCACATCAATGGGGAATTTTCATCCCCTTCAATATAGATGTCTCCATTAACATTTAGTAATTGCATCTGATTATTGGTAATCCGGAAGTCTACTTTGGATGGATCAATATTATTATAAGGGGTGTTGGGATTAAACTTAACAAGGTCATCTTCAGTTTCAGTACTTGCATTTTCATCTTCATCAATGCTCGGATTCCCATCTTCATCAAAAACTCCCAGATCTGTGGAATCATCAATTAAGAAATCATATTCAATATTTAAAACCCAATCCTTGCTAACATTTATAGGGTTTAGGAAATCCATGTACCGATGGATAACATTTGTAATTAAATCTTTTTCATACCTGGTAACAAAAACATTACCAGTCTCTTCTTCAATGAGAGTAATTAAAGCCATAAGAGTCATTGTTCCACTAAGCACCACTTTATTATGAAGCTCATTTAAACATTTTTGCACAACCCCTATATTATAGTACTCTCCAAAGAAATAATTTAAAAAATTCCAATCTATAACAACACTTTGTTGCCCATGATCTGTAGTGATTTTAAATCCATTACTAGCTTTTAATTCCGTTTGGGAGAATAAAGGAGCATAGTTTAACTCAACTAACACTTCTTCCATTTCACAACTAAATGAATTCTCTTTATAAACATCTACCTTAACTGGAGTATTTATAACATATAAACAATCAGTTAAATTCAAATCTCCGGAAACCCAGACCTTGTTACCCATCTTAAATAACTGCTTATCATTGTGAAGGTCCTGGAATTTATAATCCAATTTTAATGTTCTTAACCCATACTCATGATCCTCTACTATTGAACATAAATCAGGGTCTAGAAATTGTATAAAATTCTCTTCATTGTCTAGAACAACTATTGCCAATCCCAAGTTTACCACCTTTCAGTATATTCAACTGTCCTTATCACGCAATTAGTACCATTAAAAGAATATTGTCCTTTAATTGCAAACCAGTCACTATTGAAATCAACAAACTTTGAAATGTCTACTGGTTGATTATCATCATCATTTGTTTTTAAGTAAACCATCCTATGATTACAATCAATCTCCACAATCTTATCCTGCCAATCTGCATTATACCCCATTGTAAACCTTTGTTCACTTATGGTTTCCAAAATCTCAATAACTCCCCCTTGTGGTTTCAAACTAATAATTGGGTTAATAGCTGCTAACCCCTGAACATATCCACTAATATTAGTGGTTTTAGCTTGTTTACTAAAGGAAGTACCAGATGGAATAATCAAGGTTGCCTTTACCTCATAATCAGATTGCACTGGAGTAATCTGAAGAGCATCTTTCATTATATATTCAAAGTACACATCAGGGTAATGTGAGAATTCAATTGTATTAGGAATGGGTCTATTATAACTATCCTTATCATTAACTAAAGTTTTAGTTAGTTGTCTTAACAGATCTGTGCTTGTTCCGATATCACAATCCCCTATTGTTAAGTTGATTTCAATCTCCTTCTCTCTTATGTTCTGCCGGTAAGCATCATTTGTATCAGTACCATCTATACTTAAAAAACCAGTGTCGGTTTCCAAACCTTCAGGAATCTTAACCTCATCAATAAAAGCTCCAAAGAAGGACAAGTCCTCACCATTGACTTTGATATTAATATCCTGCTTAATTAATTGTTCAGTATAAAGTATAATCTGTATTGATCCGACACTAATGTTTCCAACGTCCTCTAATAATAGGTTACTTGCACTGAATTCAATTTCCCAATCTTCAAAGTTAACAATCTCGGTACTATTGAATCCCCATAGGTCTCCAAGTCCCCCAATCTTAAATTCATTAACACCATCTGCAGTGGCGTCAATATTATTTAAGACAATGGTTCTCTCGCCAACAGCTCCTAGAGGGTTAGTTAATTTTGCAGTTAATATTAATTCATCTGATTGATCCAGAATCCCAGTCACTTCGATTCCCCTTATGCTTGTGGTATCAGTTGTACCATACCCCTCATCAAGAGGGATTTCATAAAGGATAACACTAGATGTGCTATTCAGTACTGGGATAATTGCTTGACTTGTACTTCCATCTTCAGTAATCAAATAATCCACTGGGGAAAGGTAATTCCCATTAGTTTCTCTCCCATGGTATACTTGCTTTTCAATAATACAAGGTTCTGTATAACTCATGATCCCAATAGTAAACCCATAATTTTCCACTTCAGGATAATCACCAATCACAAGAAGGTATAAGGGGTAATCTTCATTATAAGAGAATTCACATTCCAGGTTTTCATATTCATTTATTTTAAGTACTGGATTCCCCCAGTAACCTGCGTTTGCAAACAACTCTTGAGGAGTTAAGTTTTCATAATCTGTACTATCATTGATTGTTTCAATGATCCCCCCATCAACTTCTATTTCTGTTATTGTGATGTTCTCTTCAATCGCATTATTGAAAACTGCTAATCTGTGGTTTTTATACCAATTTCTAGCATAACCATCAATGGTGTCCACTTTCCCATAAGCTTGGAATACATAAGAGTAACCATTGCCTAACCGATTCAATTCTTCATCTCCCAATTCAATGATTGTGAAGTTGGGTGTTGAGAAGTTCTCTTCTTTAGGTATACAATCCACTTTAACATAACGCACTGGAGTATATACAAAATTCCAATCCCCCTCAGGGTCAGTAACTAAATATATAATTACTGCATATTCCCCTAGAGAATTGCATTTTAATGTTCCGGTAATATTGGAAAGGTCTAACTGCCCATCTAAAGCTATATACCCATCTAAACCAGTCCAGGTTTCCCCTTCATCCCAACTCACTTGTACTTTATCAGTGAAGTCATCTTCAGTATAATTTGGATAATTAAGGAAGTTAGGGTCATCGTAAGCACTTATGCAATAGAAAGCAGATTCCAAGGAAACAGTTAAATTAAATTCTTCATCAACTTCCACATTATGGATTTCAGGATTACTTATAATCGCATCATCATTATTGATCCATTGCCCCCCAGTACTTTCCTCTTCACTAGGGGTTGTGGGTTTTTCAGTGATTATTGCATTATAATTTGCAGTTGATCCATTCAAACTTTCCACCAATGTGAATGTTCCAGTATAACTGGTTTCCCCACTAGGGAAAGTCACATTAGTACTGAACACAAGATTTATACTGCTTGTTCCAACTTTGCTTGTTAATTTAGGATCCCACCTAAAGGTCCTAGCATTAACTTGATTAATAGTACCAGTACCACTTGAGTTCTTGAAATTAAAACCTAAAGGAGAAGTCAATGTTAAGGAGGGATTATAATTTGTATTATTCTTATTGCTCACACTCAAGCTAATGGTATAATCATCACCATTGTAACCTCCATCAACTTTCTTAACAGAAACTCCATACTTGGAGGTTTTATATTCAACTGTAATCCTGATAAAACTTACTCTCATATACCCATTGTAAGAATTAGTATTTGTTGGGTAGTTTATTCTTGCTCCAAAGCTAGATGAGTTGATCTGTGTCCTGGTTAACTTCCCTGCTACATTAAAAGTCTTGGTGGAGGTTGTCATTGACAAGGTAGGAGCTACTCCCTTGCCAGAATAACCAGAAACACCAAGCAAACTAACTGTTGGAGATGGAATATTCATCACGTGCTTGTTCTTGCTAGTATAATCAGAACCTGCAACCTTACGATGCCTATATGAAACAATCACCTTTGTAGGTTCTGCCCCTACCGGCAAGTTAAAATTAAAATTTGTACAACTTATAGTGGAAGGTCTGTTAGGAGTTTCATTTTTCCCCTGGATCAAAACATTACTAACTGCGTGTGCATTTTCTGAATTGTTTTTAATATTGTTAAGGTTTGAAAAACTACAATATTTCCCCCCAGTTGTCTGACTCGCAGTTCCACAATATTTAGTAAGACTTGCCATCTCATACACCTCTTGTTCTATTACGTTTAGCATTAATCCTTGCTTTCACTTTCCCATCTAATGTTTGGAAATCAGGATTACTTACTAAAGCATCAATAAATTCTTTACTATTTAAAGTGGTTTCAATTGCCCCATATAACATATTCTCATCAACCCCTGAAGGGACGTTTTTCAAATCTAAAATTAAATTCAAGGTCTGATTCATATTAACATTAATATCATCATTGCCCTTGTAAACAGTAGGGGATGTAAGATCTGCACCCCCATATGCCAAGTCTGCCCCTCCAAACATACCTCCAATAATTGGAATATTGCTAGGGAGACTTTTTGCTTTATTAATCATCTTATTAACCCAATCCTTAACTTTATTGTAAGCATTCTGGAAAGGTTGTGCAATCTTGTTAGTAACAGATGAAATGTTAATGTTAGTTATGCCATGTGCCACTGATTTAATCTTATCAACTGCTCCCTTAACTCCATTATATGCATTCTTAAAAGGACTAGTTATAATATTAACTAACCCACTGATAAGCCCTCTAATTGCACCAGGTAATGCTCCAAACAATGCTCTGACTTTCTGAACATTTGTTCTTGTGGTAGTATACCATTGTTTAATCGCATTCCATAATAATTTAACAACACTTATCACAGTCCTTATAGGTAAGGTCATCGCATTCCAAGCAAGACCCAACGCATTAATCAAAGCACGTACAATATCAAACTTTCCAGGACTTGATGCAACAAAGAAACTACCAATCCAATTTATAGTGTTTCCAACTGCCCCTGCTAACCAGTTAAAAGCATAAGAAATAGCAGACAACATTCCCTGAACATCCGGATGATTTATAAATGCACTCCATAACCTTTGAACACCTGCACTTATTGCATCAACCATTGATCCGATATCTGTCCACCATCCAAAATACTTACCCACTTCGTATACTGCAACTGCCAACAGAGCTGCAGCTGCGATGAAAGGTAACAAAGGAGCAAGAGCAGACCATATTGCAGAACCCAAGACTCCAAAAGCACCACTTAAAGTAAAAGCAGTCACTTCTGCACCTAAAGCCCCTGCAACCCAATTAAGGGTAGCGATTGTTGATGCAACCATACCAGGAACAACACTAGTTAAAAGATAAGTTCCCAACAAAGCAACTGCCACACTTAAACCAGTAACCCCTAGAGCAATCTGAGCCCAGTCCGGCATTGCACCTATGAAACTACCAAAAGCATTTATAACTCCCCCTATTGCATCTCCCATCTGCAATAACCAGTAAACTATCTGGATCAAAGGAGGAGTTAAAGGAACAAGCACTGATTGTAAAAGAGAACCCATCGCAATACTCAACGCATCGTAAGCTTCATTAAGGTTGGTGATATCTTTTGCAGTCTGCTCATAACCCATCTCTGCCATTGTCTTATTCAACGCATCAATCAAGGTGGTTTGATCCTTAACATCACCAGACCAACCATTGTCCTTTAGTTCTTGTTGGGTTATACCAATCTCCTGGAGACGTTTGAATTGCCCATCCAATGCGTCACCTACTGCTAATACTGCATCTTCCTGACTTCTTCCTTCTTTTACAAAGGTAGAGGATAATACTGCAGTCATCCTTGTGAGGTCACCAAGCTTCTCGGCAGGAAGATTCATCTTCAAAGCCAATTCCTCGGCAGTAGCACCGACACTTGTCATATCAACTTTTCTAAATTCCTTTTGCAAATCACCTAGATCTGCTTTAAAGTCCTGGAAAGCTTGTCCTGATAAATGTGCATCTCCCTGAACCTTGCTTAACCTCTGACCAAAGTACTCAATCTGGGATGCTGCATTAATGGATGCCTTTGCACTTTGCATTACTCCCATAGCGAAGTCATAAACAAATGACCCTAAAGTGTTCTCCAAGATTCCCTTAAGACTCATAAGTTTATTTCCAAAGTTACTGCTCTCGATGGATAACTGTGCAATCTTTGAACGCATATTAGTTAATGCAGTGGAGAATTTACCAGTGATGGATGATGTGACATTTGAAATCTTATTCTTTAAACTATCAAAAGCAGGAGTTGCTACTGTCTTGAAAACTGCAATTTTCCCTTTTACAGTATCAAGCCCTACCCCCATTTCAGAAACTTTTAACTTTGCTCTGTCAATGCTATTCCCCATACTGGGATCAAGCTTCATTTGATGGAGAAGGTTAGCTGCTTCCACTGCTCCCCCACCTACAACTTGCAAACTATTATTAGCTTCCAGTAACTTCTTGTTAAACTCGTAAGTTGATTTAGCAGCTTTTTGATTTGCTTGGGAAGAGGTGTCACCAATCTTCCTCATACTGGAATCTACTTGTTTTGCAACTTTACTCGCTTCATCAGTTGCTTTTATAATAATATCTATCAATTGTTGTGTTGCTATATTTCTCACCTCCCCCCATTATTCGTTTATAAAAAAAATGGGAACATAAAACAAAAAGTATCATTTTATGCTCCCAACTTTATCATTCATCTCTTTATCCAACATATATCTACCAAACAAAATAAATAATTCCTGATTTAAAGTTAAATCTGATTGTTTGGAAACCAGATGATAACCATAATAATCTAATATAATAATTGCCCTTCCCTCATTAGTCTTCAGGAAAGTTCTTTATATCCCTCTCGGTGGTGTTAACCCCACTAAGATCCATTATCTTTTCATATAATTCAGTAATGGCATCTTTCTTTAAAGTTTTAATCTCCTCCATTGTCCAGTTGTCATCACTCTTTGGATTATTAATGCTTAAGAAAATCGCTTCGTACTGTGCCTTTGCAGTTGCTTCATTCATCTTCTTAAGGTTCATCTTCCCAGTTGCCTGAGTCTTACGATTAAGGTTAGAAGCTTCAAAGTTACCATACCCTTCTGCTTCAATACCCACAACCTTATTGATTTCACTACTAGATAATGGACGGAGATATAATTCTCCCCCAAGGGTTGATATTTCCACAAGTTGTGGATCATCAATGCCTAATAATATATCAGATTTATTCAATACCATAACAAAAATCCTCCATAAATATTTTTTTATATAGTTTTAGCTTCGATTTTATCTTGCTCGTTTTTAATGCAAACGTACATGTCGGTTTCCACTTGATCCCCACTTTCAAGAGTTACCTTATCAGTACCAAGGGTTGCCAAAGTCATAGTACAACTAATACTATCTGCACCACTCATATCATATTCCACCCTTACAGTACAACGTGGGAACAATATTTTCATCTCAACACCAGAAACCTCACACAAGCTCACATTAACCTCTAATGGGATCTGCCTAAGTTTACAAGCAGATGGTTCTAAAGCACCTACTTCCCCATACTCGGCATCCAATATTGCCCTTACAGTATCTTCAGTAAGAGTTGTTTCAAGGGTTAATTCATTTTCACGTTTCCCTGCGTTTGCACGTACTTGTGGAGCTCTACTTCCAAAACCTATGGTTGCATCCACATCGTGATTATTGTTTCCAGAGAAACTAAAGCTTGTAGCCACACCATCAACTGCAGAATTGTTAAGTTTCAAACTAACATCATAAAACATAATGAACAAGTCATCTTCCATATCTGCAGGTCTTGTAAAGGTTTCCCCTGATCTTCCAATAATCCCTGCTTTTTCTGTTTTATAAATCCAATCTGCTTGTACTGTCATGCTCTCATCGGAAACTTCCAATTGCAATTGATCCACAAGCATCCCATAAATGTACTTCTTCAAAATATCAAAAACTGCAATACCCCTAAATGATGGTAATTCTTTACCTTCTCCACCATAAAACTCGTGAGTATTTATAGTACCAGTTGATGCCTCAGTGAATACATAATTATCAAGATAACCATAACAATACCATGTTAATCTTTGCAAGTCGGCGTCTGCTTCAGTTGATCCAGATGGTTTTATGATCCCTGCTCTTGCCCTCTGGTTCATCCTGGAAACACCGGATTTAACAACTGGTTCATCATTTAATTTGAAATCTACACTATCTGCCTCACTCCACCAATCCAAATCAAAGGAGGATTTAGAGACATCTTCCCCATACTCTTCTTCTACTTCTATACCAAAACCTCTATCCATCATCATCACTTCCTTCTAATAATTTACAACAGTTCATCCAATCAACATAATGAACAACATCAAGGATAATCCCTGACACTGGGATTCTTTCATTTTTATTCTGAACAGATATCTCCCCCACCGGTCTGAAGGTGTTAAATTCAATCTTTGCAATTGTCCTACTATACCCTAAATCTGCTTCTATACTTTTATGGTTTTTCAAAACACTTATGGCAACTCGTGTAGCAAGGTTCTGTGATTTCCTTTCTGCTTCTTCAGGGTCCTCATCATATTCAATGCAAACAAACTCGAAGCTACTGACCAACCGGAGCTTCTGACTAAGATCTACCTTCTCTTCTGCAATGGTTGGATGTTGAATGATCCACACGCAAGGTTCCTCAATGCCCTCTTCATTATTATATGATTTAATGATGGTTTCCACATCTTCAAGAAGCCCTCCTGGTGTGTTTTCCATCATTATGGCACTTTTTATTATCTCGGAGATTAATTCTAATCCTCTTATTATGGTAGTCATTTCATAACATCTCCTATTGCTTTTATAAAGAATTCTTTAAGACGTGGGGTTGTGGCATCAATGCTCTTTTGTACAAATTGCTTACCTTTAATCCCCTTAACGCTTTTAACAACAACTTTACCCTTGAGTTTACCTTTCTTAACAATTGGTCCTTTCCAACCTTTAGGTGGATCAAAGACTAAAGCTTTACCATTCTTTGCACCATGTCTTTTTGTACCTTGGTCTTGATATATGGCATATTGTGCAGGAGACCTTATATCAATCATGTTCTTTTGTTGTTTGTACCTGAACCATCCCTTCAAATATCCGGTGTCGATTGGAGAGAATACTTGTAACCTTTCAATCATATAATCTGAAGTGTATTTCAAACCCCTCTCTTGAATCTTTGGCATCCAAGGAGCAAGAGATTTATATTTGCTTTCAATCTCAATTTCAATCTTTACCATTAAGAATCACCGGTTATTGTGAAGACAGTGACTTGGTCGCTCTTGCCGGAAACCACATTCTTAACATAAGGTTCTAAATCATCTTTTAAATCTTGACTAAAGATTTCACTACTAAGGATTTGTATTGTCCAATCGTTAGGTTGTGTAAAAGGAGTATCTCTTCTAGCCATTGATAATGCTACCATATTTGAAGTGAGTCTTAAGCAGACATTTTTCACTGCATCAGGTATATTGGTATCATCGGAGAAGTTATGACAATAAGATTTAATTAAAGACTCGCTCTGGGAAATCCACTCTCCTACGATTTGATTTAATCTGGTGGTGTCGGTCTTGTCTAATTTTAAGTGTTGTGGTTTCAAACCAGTAAAAGTTGTTACATCATCTACACTAATCCACAATTAAAATCAACTCCCCATTAAAAAAATATAAAAAGGTAAGGGGGAATGTTATTTTCCTTTACCTTTTGAAACAACCATCTCAATAACTAAAGTATCATCACTAGGAACAACCACATCAACCGGATGAACATAATCTTCATAACCTTCACAAGTGGAAGTTACCCTATATGATCCAGAAGGAGCTTTAACTGTGCAACCTCCTGCACTACCAGTACCCCCACTAGCAAATGTTAAACTATCATCAGTAACATCAATGAAAGTGACAACTGCCCCCTTAATAGGATCTGCAGAATCACCATCCTTAACATTTACACTAACCTTATATTCTTCTGTGACTTCCTCATCAGTTATTGGATTCTCTCCATCGGAAACATTCAATTTAATGTTTCTCTGCCCACTAGGGTTTAGTACCATTAAATAAAGCAACTACCCCTACGTTAGGGTTTTCATAACCTTGGTCAGATTCTGCAGAGAAGACGTAATCAGTTTTTCTTAATTTAGGTTGTCTGTCAGGTTCGATTCCTACATCTTGGAATATTCCATAAACAAGGTTGTTAGGGTCCATAAGCATAGCCACTTTACCATAACCTTTGGTAGTGTCAGTTCCTTCAAGATCATTAAGCACTGGAGCTTCTACCACCGGTACGCCTTTATATGGTCTTGCGATGAATTTTCCAGTTGCATCATCACCAGTGACAGTTGGTCTTAAACCTACTTCATCAATATAATCATCAAAGAAATCGGAGTCAACATAGAATCTTAAGTTGGTACGATTTTTCAAGTAGTTTTTAGGGTACTTACCAAGCATAGTTTTTAACACATCAGATGGGTTAGCATTAGCTGCATCGAAGTCTTTACCAGTACCAGTACCATAAACTTTATTGGTACATTTCTTTACCCAACCATTCTGGGATTTAAGTAAATCGCCGGAAGAATATTTATCAGTATCTCCAAACACTGCCAAGGATTCCCAATCTTCCCCCCATTTTTCACTTGCCATGGATATAAGGGTGGATTGGAAGTTCTGTCTTTCAATGTTCCTTCTTAAAGATCTGTCATTGATCCCTACCATTCCAACAAACTCGTGTGCGATGAGTTGTTCTTGTGCAAATGCAGGGTTAGTTCCAGATGGAGCTACATCTTCAGTTGCATCTTCCATGATCCTGGTACTGAATCCAGTTCTGTCAATGTTTACAACTTGTGCATCCATCACGATTCTTCTTGCCTCGGAGAGGATGGTCTGGTTTCTAGTTGCCTCTCTTACAAATTGATTGAAATACTGAGGTTGTAAAACACTGTAACCTAAATCGGAAACGGTGATGCTTTTAATAGCTTCTTCAGGGTTTTCAATCATCTCATTTAACATCTCATTATTTTCCATAAATAACACTCCAAAATAAATCTTATTTTCTTATGACTCTACCATAGAGGTCACGTTCATCATCATAACCTTTGGTAACTTCAGGTTCAGTATAATGATCTGGTATCGCTTTACTTTTAGTTGAAGTTACCCTTTCTCTTAATTCTTTAATTTCTGCTTCCAATTCTTGAATCTTAAGATCTTTACCTTCATCTTCTGGGGATGGTTTTAAAGACTTAACTGCGTCCATAAGTTCTGATCTTACATCAAATAATTCTTCATGAGTTACAAAGTTTAAGTTCTCATCTTCTTGTTGGAAGTCATCATTAATTGCTACTTCTTCTTCACTTTTTATAGGTTCCTCTGCCACTACTTCCTCTTCTTCCACTTCATCCTTATCTTTAAGAGATTTAATAGCAGACACTAACTTATCAATTCCATTAGTTAAAGTTTTATCTTCCATGTCCTCTGTCATTTTATCACTTATCCCTTTTAAAAAAAATCTAGCTTTAGGTACTGCCGGATGATCCACAATGCTCACAGTTCTCGCTACCCATTCTGGTCCAAGGTCTCTAATTAACACCCTTGACTTTATCACTCCATCTGCACCTTTAGCAGTGAGACTAACCCCTCTTTTCTGACCACTTTTAATCTGATTAAAAGTATCATCATCAAACACGTCAATACCAACAACCCATGTTCCCTTTGGAAACTCAAGTAAAGTATTATCAAAAGCTTTAACACTCATAGGTTGATTGGTAATGTAAGATTCGACTGGTTTTCCAACTTCCCTGCAATGCCCTAAAGCACACACATGGTCTGGATCAACAATCCTATAATCTCGCATATATGCATGAGCTGCATGACTTATTTCATCAGGGGTTAAGATTTCCCCATCGGAGTCAGGTTCTCCAGGGACGGCGACTGCAGAGTAAACTATTCTCTCACTTGCCATATTTCCACTTTAAATTTTTTTAATAAAAAAAATAGATGAAAAGATAACAGAAAACTTAAAAAAAAAATAATATAATTAATTTGCTTATATGGATTTTTAATTGTCATTATGCCAAGAAACTCAATTGATATGTAATTCAGATATAGGGTTATAAAAAAAAGAACGATTTGTTTTTTTTTAAATTTCTATTATCTCCTCATTTTATAAGGTGGAAATATAGAAACCCATAAAATAAATATAAAAAAAGAAAAAGATGTGGGATGATGGTTAATATTCCAAACCACCATCTTTATCCAACTGCCTGACTAGGATTTCATTTCCCTCTGGATCAGTAATATATAAAGAGAAAGTTACCCCATCAAAAAGGATAATTGAATCATTACCCCTCCACTTGTGGGTTTTCCCTTCCTTGGAGTACTTGCTATCTTTCCAAGCATCTCCCAACTCATAATCTTCTAACCAGATGGGACAATTGATCCCCTTATCTTTCAATAACTCTTCAAAGAGCATTAAATATCAATCCTCCATTACTAATGTATTTATGTTATTTCTTTATTATTTTATAAAACTTCTTATTTTATAATGTGTCTAAACTTCCATTATAATTTCCTAATAATAAGTTTTTAAAGAAATAATAATGGTCAGGGTACTGCTTTTTATATTCTTCCCAAGTTAATCTAATCGTTTTCTTACGTGCATTTCTAGGTACTGGGTACTGAGGAGTATTTGGTACTTCAATTTCAATCTTTGCAGTTCTTTCATTTTCCGGCAGGGATAACATTCTGGCAACATATCCCCCATGTTCTGCAAAGTTCTCACTTAAAGCATAATGAAGACCATTATCTTCATTCCCATTACCATACCAAGTGAAGTAGTTATTCTCCTCGTGAACCTTCCTATACCTTCCATCTTCCCTGGCACTGATTTTCTTATCACGTCTAGCCCCATACTGGTATCTGTTGTCGATGTTGTCATCTATACTGTGAGTAAACTCGTGGTAGATTGTCATCATCCAATCCCTAGCTTCCCATTTATACTGACTCCAAGTACCATTGAAATATTTAGGATTTATAACAATCCTATGGTTAGGATGATCCCCTGAAGAATACCTATTATACCCTCCGACGTTTTTCCCTAATTTATCACCATGATTTCCATATTCATCTGACCTGAACATCAGCTCATTGGTCTGCCTTTTCAAAGCTTTAGGTGTTCTGAATGCAACATCTAACAACTCGTGAGGATGAATTGCATACCTCGAACCTGACAATCTCCTTCCCCTACGATAATTACTTTCCAACTCCTTGAGAAGATTATCAGATATGTAGTAATTTAGGATTTCCCCATTGTCACTTATCTCGTGGAAATAATGGTACTCCCCATCATCACGATAAGGGTCGGAAACTAAACCTTCATACTGTACTCCGTGGTATTCTGCCAGTTCCTTGATTGACATAGATTGTTTCTCGGATTCTGATAACAAACGCCTACCATTAAGGTCTGTAACCCCATCAACAAACCCATTTTTACCTGCTTTAGGTTTTTTATCTTCTTTAGGTTTTTTATTTGATGGTTTTGTTAAATTCTGTGGATCAATGTAAGCATAACCCTTGAAATGCTTTTTAGAAAGCATAGATATTAACTTCATATTTGTAGGAGTATTCCTTGGGATTCCATATGGTCTCGCTCCAGTTTCCTTTAATGAATTTAAAAGTAACTCTTCAAATTGCACTGGATCAATTACCTCTGATTTATATTTATCCCTAATGGTGTGGTACACATTTTTGAATGAAATCCCTCTTTTATTACCATATTTATCCACTTCTTTCTTTAAAATATCATAAACATCTTTGTTGATTTTCTTTTGCAGTTTTTCCATTTGTTTGGAATCCAATGGTTCAGGGTTTCTAATGCCTTTTATCTCTACCCCATCATATGCAACTCCATCAATTACAACAACTCTGCTTTTATAAGGGGGGGTTGCCTTTTTCAATTTCAAACCTAACCCTAATATGGTTGTGGAGAATAGCAAATCAAATTCTCCCTTATCAACTTTCCCTTTATATTGACTTTTTAAATCATCATACAATTTTGCAAAGGACTCCCCATTGAATGTTCCAATGTTAGGTTTTTCAATTCTTAAATCACTTATTAATAAATATAAATCCTTCTCGAATTGTTTCTGGGTTACTGGTTCTTTAGGTTTAGGTTTTTTAGGTTCTGGTTTAGGAGCTTTAGGTTTTTTAGGTTTAGGTTTGCTAGGAGGTTTAGCTTTAGGTTTAGGTTTATCTTTAGGTTTTTTAACTACCTTACGTGGTTTCCTTAACTTCTTAATATTAATATATCCAAAGTTCCTGCCAAGAATATTAACGTGCTTATCTGGGTCCCTAGAAGGGTACAAGCTAGTATCAGTTGCTACAATAGCAGTCTCCATCAACTTATCAAATTCATATTTATTCTTGACAATCTTCTTGTACCTCTTTTTCATCATCTCATAAACTGGTTTCAATTCAACTGATCCAGTTGTACTCGCCATTGATTTAACTAAAGTATAGAAATCCTTGTTAAAATGATTAGCAAGTTCAGGAGTTATTCCTGCAGTTTGATGTGTCGGTGGGAGTTCTGGAGGTTCTGTACCCCATGGATTATCTTTAGGGGTTTTAGGTTTAGCTTTCCCTTTAGGTTTTTTAGGTTTCTTTGGAGCTTTAGGTTCTGGAGGTTTAGGTTCTGGTTTAGGTGTTGGAGTTGGTGGGGTAACTGGTCCATCAACTGGCACTAGGTCTTTCTCTTTGAAAGGAAAGAAATCAGGAGCTCGATAACCTTCAGGGATGATAAAAGCTGCGTGACTGCATCTGCAATTGATCCATTCTTCAATAGGACCATCCTTATCACCAGGGTACAATAACCCATTGGAGAATCGCTCATTTATAGGTACAATCTCCCCACCAACTCCTCCTTTACGATTACGATGGGTTAACCTAGTCCTTGAATCACTGGCACTGTGCCAGATCTTATACTCCATCTCATCTTCTTGGAGCTTGTTATATTGTACAAAGTTACGTGCAGTGTTTATCTCGGTCTGGGCAATCCTCCTGGATTCGTAGGTGCTTAATTGTGTAAACTTGTTTTTAAGTTGGTCGGCAACATCTCGTGGACCCCATCCATCACGATAACCTTTACTTAAAAGATTACCTATTTCATCATTAACACGATTCTTGGTGTGTTCACTTGCTTGGAATTTATACCTTCTCAACCTAAAGCTAACTTCACTATTGGGTTTGAAAAGTGTATCCCTCTGCCGGACATCACTTATATTTACATTAATGTTCTTGTATTGTCTCTTCCCTTTTAATGCTTCCCCTTTTGCTTGGTCTTTACTTGCATTTAAAAGGATGTCATAATAAACTAGACCAATCTCTGCCCCTTTATCTATATAAGTGGACAATATATCATCATATTCTTTCCAATACTCATCAATAACCCCCCCTGCTTGTTGATAAAACACTGCATTCAAAGGTTGCTCCAGATCCACATTCTCAATTACCTTCCTCCCAAGGTACTGGAAGAACAAATGCAACTCATCAGTGAATTTCTCTTCAATCTCCAAAGTGGCATCAGAAAGATCCCCTAATGCTTTTAATAGCATTCTTGAATCTTTGATTGATTGTAGTATCTTCTTCTTCCTCATCATTTAAACCTTCTTCAGTGGTTAAGCTATTTTCAAAACCTGCAAGTATACTATCAACACCAGGTAAGGATTTATCAACACCTCCTAGCAATGTGCCTTGGTAGTAAAGCTCATCAAGTAATGGGTTGTCATCGAACCTGGAGATTCCATAAGTTTCCCCTATAGCTTCACGTGCCTCGTTAGGGGTCATAATTGCATTTTGAACAAGACTTATAACCTTCTCCACTTCCACTTCATTGGTCTTTTCATCAGTATCTATAATCTTGAAATCCCAGTCATTGATCCCTAAACAATGGTGGATAATATAATTAATATCTTCTTCATTCTCTCGGATTAAAGGTTTTATTGTAGTTACACGATAACTATTATCAGTTTGTTCACTATTACTTGCACCTAGTTTCCCTGCGTCAGTAACCCCCACACGATTAGGGTCCATATGGTGAGCTGCGATAACTTCATCTCGATTATCCTTCCTAAATAACCTGAATGATGCTTCTTTGGTATCTGTGCTTAATGGTTCGATTGTGACACTAACATTCCCTTCTCCCCCCTCGGAAGGTACTTGAATAACCATCCCACTGTGAGGGTTCTTGATAACCTGCTTTAATTGTTCAGTTATCCTATACTGAAGGGTGTTCTGTGGATTATAATCAGGGTCTTCTGGATCAAGGATTCCTGGATCAAAATCCCCAGTTATGGTTACAACCATCGCAGGGATTCCATAATTGTTAAAGAATTGGATGTTGTACTTGCTCCTGGATTGGTCGGCATACATAGCAGAAATTGATGGACTTGCAGGAGCTCTCCCATACAATTTTGTTTCAGGATTAAATCTGTTTTTCCAAAGCAACTCGTTAGCTCTTAAATCTTCAGGTAACCCTTCGTAATGTTTCTCACCAGTTAGGTAATGGACATCGTAGTGTCTGCCATCTTCATCCTGGTTCTCACCAATAATAACAAACCATCTGACCTTTGTACCTATTCTTTGTTGTACTCTTACACCATCGGCACATCTTCTAAAATTAGCTGCACTGTAATGCTTTAAATCGCATACTGGAGCATCATATGATCCTTTCTCTCTTATGACTTCCAATAAACCCCATCCTAGGGATTCACAATCGTACTCTCTTTCATATAATAACTGGTTAATGTTAGGTCTTAAATTATTGAAAAACTCCTCCAAATATTCCCTCTCATTACTGCTAGGTTCATCCACATTTGATCTAGGGATGAAAGTATAACCTGCCCCTGAAGAATCACTAGCTATAGCTTCACAACTAACCTTATGCCAAGTGTTAATGTCTAATAATTTATTAAGGAGTCTTGGTGGTGCAGGAGGTTCCACCACATCTTTATAATTAAATCCATCCTCATCATTCAAACCTTTAGTACTTTTAATCGCATACTCCTCCAAGATGCTTGTAGGTACTAGGTTCATCTCATCTGTAACGATATAAGTTTCACTTCTCTTTTTCATATAATCACTTTACTCCTATTTGTACGTGGACCAAACAAACCCCCTCTCCACATATCTGGACAGTGGTCATTGACTTTTAAAGGTTTATCCTCACCACGTTGTTGTGCCTTTATATCCCAAGAATAAGTCTGTGCTTGGATTATACTATTCTGGCATCTCTCGTGAATAAAAAAACGATTATTATTAAACAAGTTTTGAATTTTTACAATATCCTCGTAGGTGTCCGGTCTGTAGGTTCTCACTTTCATCCTAATCCTCTTGTCCTTCTTGCATTCTGCTTTCAAACTAGCTGCATCATGGGGCAAGAAGATGGTACTCTTTCGATTTAATCCATACTTGTTTTGCAATTCTAGGATTGTTTCCACCCTTTCACTATCTGATTGTGCTACCCCTACTTGTTGTGCATCATAATAAGTCTCATCAAGCAAATAATAGGTGTTCCCCCTTGGATGCTTTTGAAAACCCATAACTCCAAAGGTGGTTACTGTACTGACCCCATAATCGCAACAAATATTAATCTCGTGAAGGTTGTCTGGATCATAATGTATAACGTGCTTGTCGGTGTTGAAGGTATCGTAAATCGCTCCTTCTGCAATTACCCATTCCCCC